GGAGATTGGACAACGTACCAGCATCAATGAGTTGACGGAGGGCTGACGTAGCTGTCCTGGAGAGACCCCCGAGCATGTGGATAAGACCAAAGCCATAAAAACCAAGACCAGGGAGAAACTTATAATGTACAAAATATTGTATCTTTTTACGAAGTGGATCGGTCTCAATATAATTTCTATAAACAGATAATACTTTTCCAGATCCTTCATCAATTGTAATAATGTAAGGTAATCTTATACCAGTAGCTGCTCCTGTTGTAACGTCTCTATCTTCAAAACCTGGTATGTTTAAATCACAATGAATTTCAAATAAAGTATATTCATTATCATCTTCTTCTCCATATGTAGTAGAACTTACCCCCGATACATTTTGATACTCTTCTTGAATTTCATTTGTATTAGTTAAAGATGGTCTAATTTCTACATCTCTATAAAAACCAGCTACCTGATTTTTTCTTATATCATTATATGTTTGTTTAACAATATGTGTAACTCTTGGAGATGAAGCTAAATCTGTTGCATAAAAAGGAACAATTAAATCTTCACATGGAATAAAAGAAGCTTTAGCTCTTTGTTCTTGTGCATCAAAATAAATTTTTTTAAATGCAGATCCAGCTAATCCTAAATTAAATAATAATTGATCCATATCAGGATCATATTCTTCCATTACATTAGTAATCTGATAATTCATAAAATCTTTAACTCGTTGAGCTTGATCTTCTGAATCTATAGAATGAGCTCCTACAATATTACATTTAACAGGACCTCCTGGGGGAAGTAATTCTTTATAAGCTTGTGCTTGAAACTGTGTTGCTGATTCTGCAAGTAATGGATGAGTAACTCCACTAGCACCTTGAAATGGTCTAGCTCGTTCTTCATATTTAAATCCTAATAACTTAATACCATCAACATAAGATCTTTCCCAATCTTGTCGTGATGATTTATCCATTTCATAATCTGCTCTTAGATTATCAGACATTTTTCCTAATTCATCTTCGTCTATAAATTCTGCTAAATTTGCTCCAAATGGAATTTGTATAGATTCTGGTTCAGGTTCTATAAATCCTTCATCTTCAACTTGTATTTCTACTTCAGGAGAACCTTCTTCATTTGTAGGTAATATACCTGCTAATTTATCAACTTCTACTTCTTCAGGTATTGTGTTGGGTAATGCTTTATCAATGGCCACTAAACTGCTACTCCTAATATATCTATTCCAGCTAATGCTGAATGTTTGTTAATCTCGGTTTTACCACCTTCTTTATACTCTTGAAAACCAATTTTTGCTAGAAGTTTTCTATCAAAGCCGTTTAGGTTTCTTAAATCAATAACAATGCCAGGTTGAACCGCATTTTTACCTCCAGGCATACTTCCATAATTTATAGGTCTAAATGGTTCTTTATAAGTGCCGGCCGCAATCATTTCTAAAATTTTAGGATCATTTAAATTAAATTGTTCGTAAATTGATTTCATTTTAGACATAAATTGGTCATTACCTGCATCTCCTCTATCCCAAGCAATAAACATATCTACATCATCTCCTGCTCTTATACTAAATGGTTTAGAATCAATTCCCAGTTGTTCTAATCTTTTTATATAATCGTCTTGTATACTTCTAATTGCTTCTAAAGATCTTTTTCTATAAATATTATTAAAAGCTGTAGCTAAATTAGCACTACTTCCTTGTTCATAACCCATAACAACTTCAGGCGCAGGTATAGCAATAAAATCTTTATTTCCCTTAATAGCAAGTTCAATTTCTCTTTTTAATATTTCTTTTATCATTTCCGTTTGTTGTCTAAACGGAATATCAGGCATACTATTAGTTGGAGTAGGAGTATCTTTAAATTCTTTATTTATTCTTTTAATTTCGTCATCAACTTTTAAATAAGCCTTATTGTTTTGTTGTGCCATAAAATTATCCATTGTTCCAAAATCAGCTAATATCTTTTCTTTTACTTGAGCTAGATTAGGATCGTTATCAGGAACTTCTCTAACTCTTTCCATTAATGCTCTTTGGTTTTGAGGTAAATTATAATCTGTTGCATCATCAACATCAGATTTAATTAATAACTTTTTTAATTCACTATTAAATATTCTATTCTTTTGATTTTCTAATTGGTTTAATTGGTTGGTTAAAGCTTCTGCTTGGTTTGAATGAATCTCTGGTTTAAAAACAGGTTTATCACTTTTAGCCACATTCCTCATTGTATCAAACTGCATCTCATCTAATAAAATTCCATTTTGACCATCTGTACTTTTTCTTTCTGTTTTTCTTACATGGGCTAATTCATGGTTTTGTCCCATGTGAGTGCTTCCTACATCTTTAGTATTTACTTGTCCTTTTAACGGATTGTAAGTATACACATCAACCTTATGTGTTTTTCTAGCTGTATTGCCTGGAAGTGTATAATCAGCGTGACTGGTAGTAGTCCCAAAATTTTCTCTTATATTTTTTAAATTGTTTAAAAATCTACGAGCAGCTGTACCTGCTTGTGTTTTGGTTAATACATCACTAGATGCTTGATAAACATTAAGAGAAAAATTAGGAGCAGAGGTATCCTTTAAGATAGGGGCCCAAGCATTTCCACCTTGAGCTTTTTCTGCAGCTAAAGTAATTTCCGCTAATACTTTATCAATCTTATCATTAAGAATAGCTTCTTGTCTGGCATTTAATCTACCATCGGTATTATCTAAAACTCGTTGATAATATTTTTGAAAATTATTTACTTTTGTTTTAATAAAATTTTGAACGTTGAGAGGTAGAGATCCTCTACCATGACGCAAACGTAGCATTGAGTCACCAGAAATATTGTAATTAGCACTTACACTTAAAAAATCATTATACTCATTTGTAATTGTATCAAACTCTCCTCTAAGATCTAAATCTTCTTTTTTATTCATTCGAATAGGTTCTGTTTTAATTTGTGTTCCTTTATTTTTTCGTAATGCAAATAAATCTGCCGCTGAAAGTTTTTGATCTTTTAATTGCCATAAAGCATACCCAAAACCAGTTTTATCAAGTTCTTGTGCATGTCCTCTGTTCTTTAATTCTCCGATCCATTGTGAAGCTGTTTTAGTTTCTGTAGGAGAATAACTTTCAGTAATGTCATCAAACATTACAGAATACCGAGAAAATTCTCCTGTTTTTTCTCCTGCTTGTGCTGGTACTTTTGTTATTGTAGGTAAATTAATTGGATCGGTATTTGGGTAATTATTCTTTATATAAAGCTGTGCATCTTTCTTTGTCTTAAAAGACTTTGTAGTTGTTTCACCTGGAAAAATATCAGACATAAAGTTTATAACCCACGGTTTAGTAGATGTTTTCTTTTCACTTTTGTAATTATCTAAACCTTCCCACTTGCCAAGATTATATTTCTTTATAGTAGCTTGAGCATCTGCAAGAGAATCAAATTCTCCTATTACTTCTCCTTGATAAGATAATTGTAATTTTCTTGTGTTGGGATTAATTTTTGAAGTAAAACCTAATCCAACATTCTTTGGTTTATCTAAAGGTAGTGGTCCTTGTTTTTCAAATTTTTTAGAAGGTACTATTGTTGCTTCAACTTTTTTAGAAGAATCTACTATTTCGTTCTTTATTTTTTTAACATTGTTTACAGCATTCTGTGCATTTTTAATTCTACCTGCGTTAGAAACCGGTCCGCCTGCAACAGGCATAAATAACATTGTATTTAATTCTGCTTGTAATTTATTTGCTTCATCTTCATCAACTCCAAATACACCTTCAGCTGTATCTGCTGCAAATGCGCCAGGGAGCCTGAATGCGGTGTCAAGAATATCGAATGCTTTTTCACCGTAAGGTGCGATTGTATTCCAGATCCCTCTGGATAGAGGGTCCATATCTTTTAAGATCGGTAAATTTTCTGCTGCGTATTCTCCACCGAACCCTGAACTAGGGGCGGTTAATAGTTTTCCGTTCCATAAAGTACCAAGAGTCCTGAGATCGTATTCCTTATCCCCGACCCCCTCTTCAAAAAAAGTTTGAAAAGATTCTACAGAATTTGTAGGTTGAGAGCCATCAGCATAACCTCCGTCTTTGAAAGGAGATATTAATGTTTCTTTAGTTACCGATGGATCTAATAAATAATTTAATAATTCTTTCATGTCGGATTTAGTTTCTAAACTTTTACCTAACGTTAAATTAAATGTATCTTTGTTAGTCCCAGCTAAAGCTTTGGCTCTTGGATTATATATTGAATAAGAACTTTGTGCTTTTACATTTTTTAATCCCGCATCAATTTTATTTAATATATTTTTTATTGAATCTGAACTTTTAGATTTGTTTCCTATTTCTATAAACTCATCAAATTGTTTAGGACTTGTATAAACTCCTTCAGCTATATTCATTGTCGTATTATCAAAAGGATCAACTCTTCTTGTCGCTGTTCTATATCCTTGAGTAACAAGAGGTCTGTTTACATATGACAAAGGTTTTCCCTTCATAACATTTTCTGCTAAGTCATCAAAAAATACTTGGACCTTTCTATTAACAAAACTTGGAGACAAATATAAATATTCAGGATTACCTGCTTTGTCTAATAACTCACTAGCTTGATTCATTCTCCCTGTTTGACTAACAGGAAACTTGTGAGCAAAATCTATAATACCCTGTCCTGCATCATCTCCATATTTAGTATATACTTCTATTAAATCATCAGCATAGCTTTCCAACATATCATCTCTGTATTGAAACAGCTCATCCATTTGTTTAGAATATTTTTTTATAGCATCCGTAAATGTATCCATTACTTCTTGATGCTTAGGATGGTTTTTATTTCTAATTATCTCGTCTAATTTTTTATTACCTCCATGTTTTGCGGCCAAACCTTTATAAGTAAATTGATAAACTTTAGCCGATCCAGAAGGTGTTGAAGCTGCAATACCAGGAAGTTGTGAAACTTTTTTAGAAGTTTGTCTTGATGTTTTTATTCCTGGAAACACATTACTAAAAGTAGTTTTCCAATTTTCTGCTTTGTCTATCTCTTTTGATAATGTTTTTACCATAGGAGTTTTGACTTTTTTAATAGCATTAGCTAATTTAGTTGTATCAGCTTTATAAGTAGCTCTTAGTCCAATTTCAAAATCCATTAAGTCATCTATTTCATTAATCATCTTTACTTGTTCAGGGGTCAGGTTTGATGTGTCCATATTCCTAGTAAATTTTACCCCCGTCTTTAATAATGAATTTTTTATTTTAGACATTGCAGAAAGAACTTGTTTAGAAGCATCATCTCCTATAGCCCTTAATTGACTTACTGCTAATTCTGCATTTTTGCTGACACCTCCTCCGGTTAAAAGATCGGCACCTTGAATAACATAACTAATTTTCTTTTTTGGATTAAATATAAAATTACCAAGCTTATTGGTTATGTTAGTAACACTTTTATTAAATTTAGAATTAAGATACCTGTCAATTTTATCATTGCCAGTTTTATATAAATTTTGAGAGCTGCCACTCAGTTTAGATATTTTTTTATCATTAGCGTCTGATCTATCAACAGGGGCATCTAAAATCCCTGAATCAAACTCTGGTACTCCTGATAAATCAACCATTAATAATATCTCTCCTCACCCCTATAATCAGGTACTCGTGGTTCTTCCCAATAATCATCTGGTAATGTAACAAAATTTCCTTGGCGAAAACGTAGCACGGCTTGTGTAGTTGAGTCAACATAATCGTCGTTATCACCAAAAGGAAAGGCAGCACATTCCTCAATGACTTCTTGCGCCCACCGCTCATCAGGAACCCATACCTGACCTGCTTCGAATACCGGTGCTACAGCGTTTACTCTTACATGCTTATCATTTCCTTTGCTTGGTGTAAAGTTCGTAACTGGGATACCTACTTGTCTGAGTTCATGGGTCAGGGGTAATCCGCTCGCTTTAGCTTCAATAATGATTGTTTCGGGCTCGTACTGTTTATATTTAGCAAGGGCCTTTCTTTTTAATTCAGGAAAATCCCCCC